TTTTATAACTTATAATATTGGTGGTGGATATTGTTGGGTTCGTATCGGTAATTTAAAAATTGAATGGATGGTACAAAAATGACCACCTTCACCACACAAGACCGGCAAGATGCGCAACGTGCTCCGTTGACTGATGAGCAAATTGTTGAAATGTATGAATCTTCATATTTAGAAAGCGGATTAGATGAATGGGAATTTGACCCAGTTTATTTCGCCCGCGCCATCGAACGCGCCCACGGAATAGGAGAATAGGATGATCAGTAACGCAAAACTTTCGCCCGAATATGTTTTTCATCCCGATCCACCCAAAGCAGGTGCATGGATTATCGGCGGGACATTGCACATTTATGTTAAAAATAAACCATGCTGGTTACATAAGAAAATGACCAAGCTACTATTGGGCTGGGACTGGCAATGAGCTTCACTATATACCAAGCAGACGGCCTCAAAGTCATCCAGTGGTTCGCCACAGTTGACAGCCTGATTGCCAGCATGCTGGCCAACCCTAACGACGCATACCATAGGAACGCATAATGGAAATCATTGGTTATGTTTGTATTATCGGATTAGTACTAATCTTATTATTTGGAAAATAGTTATGACAACACGCGACGGTGGCAAGGGTGACAGCCCGCGCCCAATACAAAACAGAGACGAGTTTGAGAAAAACTGGGACCGCATCTTCAAAGAAGCTGAAGAAGAAAAAGTTAAAGTAGAATTAGAACTTGATAACGATCACGCATCAATTTTAGCGACAATTCCGTTTGGACGATAATGAAAAAGAAACCATACTACGTAGCAGACACTGGGTTTTTTGGAGCCAAAGTATTTATTTGCTTTTCTGATGCATCGTTCCAGCAAGCACTTAAAGACTCCAAGATTACAACTCGCCATAATGCTCTTGATTTAGGAATTGCTGAGTCACACTACATTCAGCAAGAAGGCACACACCACTCCCTTCTAGCGATTGCGTTTAATTTTGAAGACATGGCAAAAGAAAAAGCGTTAGAACGGATGGGCACAATCTACCATGAAGTCTCGCACACTGTCACACACATCTTCCAACACGTTGGCGAGGATGAGACTAAAATTGGTGATGAGTCACGTTCTTATTTAGGCGAACATTTATTTAAACAGGTCTTTGCGGCCTATGCAACAGAGGAAGACAAGCGTGAGCGTACTGGAAAAAGAAATAGAAAGTCATCTGAACAAACGAATCAAGCAGTTATCGGGGCTCTCATTCAAATGGCTGAGCAGCGTGACGGGAGTGCCGGACAGAATAGTATTCCTAAATCAGAAAGTGTATCTAGTGGAACTAAAAACCCAAAGCGGGGTTCTAAGTCCAAGACAAGTGCTCGTATTCGACGAGCTGGGTGAGCAAGGTTTTCCTGTACACATTTTAAGATCAAAAGAAGACGTTGAGGACTTTATAAATGCCGCGAAATAAAATGTCCGTAAAAGATTCGCATGTTGGTAAATCATATGATTGGGCAAAGCGTAGGGCCAAACTACAAAACATCCCATTTAACATAACTAGAGAATACTTACGCTCAATTGCAACCGATGAATGCCCCATATTTAAAACCCATTTTGATTGGGGCCCATCTGGTTTGGGTATAGGTAAAATTAAACAAAACAGCCCACAACTTGATAGGGTTATTCCTGAATTGGGATATGTTATCGGCAACGTTGCGTTTATTTCCCATCAAGCCAACCGAATAAAAGGGGAAGGCACGATGCAACAACATTACGCAATTGCAGATTGGATTTGGAATCATACACATGCTAAAGAGAAGTCAGTTACACCCGTACCAACAGAACTTAATCAATCTAGCGAAATCTATCCCGAACTTGGGTCTTTTTCTCCCACCGGGTTTGGGGAAGACGACGACATCATTGACGATACTGGCGGAGCAGTTTGAAGGAACAACGCTTATTATCGCGCCCAAGCGTGTGGCTGAAACAGTATGGACAACGGAGGCAGCAAAATGGGATCATCTGAAACACCTCAAGATCAACAAAATAATGGGGACACCCGCTCAAAGATTGGCGGCACTCAAGAACAGTGGGAACATTTATGTAGTGAACTTGGAGAACTTAGTTTGGTTGTTGGAGAACTTAGAGAAGCCATTCGACAATCTGATCATCGACGAATCGAGTCGCTTCAAGGACCCATCGACCAAGCGTTTCAAAGCGCTGAAGAAACACTTAAAAAACTTCAAGCGTCGTATTATCCTTACTGGTACGCCAACCCCCCAGGGCATAGCGGACCTGTGGTCACAGGTTGGCATCTTGGATTTAGGGGAAAGACTGGAGACGAGCCTAACGAAGTTTAGGGATAAGTATTTGCAACCCGATCAAATGAATCGATATACCCACGTGGTATACAGTTGGAAACCCAAGCTTGGCGCAGACTTGCAGATCCAAGAAAAGATTTCTGATATTTGCTTTTCGCTTAGTGCTGAAGATTATTTGGATTTACCTAAGTGTACTAGCCTATATCATAAAATTGAAATTGATAAAAGTGTAAGGATGAAATACGATGAACTTAGAAAAGACATGGTCGCTGAGATCGGTAGGCAAAAAATCACAGCTCCGACAGCAGCAGCACTGGCGGGGAAACTCCTCCAGTTCACATCAGGCTCGGTGTATGACGAACAAGGGGAAGCACACGAAGTACATCGTTCTAAGTTGGAATTCCTTGAGTCGATCATGGAGGAATCTAGCTCCCCGACACTCGTATTCTATCATTTCAAACACGCACTTCAGAAACTACGCTTGGCTTTCCCCGAGGCTGTGGTGCTGGATGACAACAACATTGAGGCGTGGCGTGATGGCAAAATTCGTATGCTTCTTGCCCACCCCCAAAGCGGAGGAATTGGTCTCAATTTACAGTGCAACGTTGGTGAGACAGCACAGACAGTGTGGTATGACCTCCCTTGGAGCAGTGAAAACTACATCCAGGCCAACGCTAGGATCTATCGCCAAGGGCAAGAAAAACCGGTTATCATACACCATTTGATGGTGTCCAACAGTGTGGATAACCACGTAATAAAAGTATTAGAAGGAAAAATAACAACACAGGAGGCAGTTTTAGAAGCGCTTAAATTATGACACATATTATCAAAGCAGCAACACCCCGTCTTTCAGACGAAGATTTAGACCCAATCGAGCAAGATGAATCTGACAATCTTTCCTCCTCATTGATTTCAGAAGGCTGGTTGCCTTGGGACCAGCAAGATATTGCCGATATTAAACGCCTGATTAACGAAGACATGCCAGAAAAACAGCGTAAAGTTTTTAATGCTTTTTTGCAAGGATTGTCGTATAATGATATAGGTGTAACTGAAAAATACTGGCGCTATCATTTTTCTAATGGCGTTGATTGGATAAAAAAGGAATTGTCTTTATGACAACATTTATTGTGGAACATTTGGTGGGCAACAAAACAGTAATTGAAAAGATAAGCGGCGTTGAAGACATTGACGTATCAATGTTCCCAAACCTAATTACTTCCTGGACTTGCGAAAATGAAGCAGAAATCAATGCAGTTGAAAATGAATTAAGGAAAAAACATGAACGACGTAGTTAACAAGCCTAAACATTATACTAGCCATCCATCTGGAATTGACTGCATTCAAATCACAGAGCATATGGGTTTTAATCTTGGTAACGCCGTCAAATACATTTGGCGTTGCGATCTCAAGAAAGACGCAATCGAGGATCTTAAAAAGGCAAGATGGTATATTCAGAGAGAAATTGATAAACGCCATTATGAATTAGATTACCACGAAGAGGAGTGTGGAAAATGATAATTGAAATTGATGACGACTTTATGGATGATCTTGTCGCAAAATCTATGATTGACAGTTATAAATCTGTTTCAAAAGATTTAAAAAGCAGAGATAACTGGCATCCAGATGATGTGCAAGCCTTTGAGGAATTACTTCCTGCACTTATGATTGTTGGTAAGTGGTATTGTTTTGATTTTGAAAAAAAGGTTAAAAAGAAATGAACAATGAAATTGATTTAGAAAGCGCAATCATGCTTGCTTGGCAAACCAGTGAAGACATTGATTTATTGTACAAACACCATGGCGATCATCCAGTACCAATGACTGAGGATGAAGTTGCTAACGCGTTGTGGGGTATCAAAGTACTACACGACATGCGTATGGAAAAACTAATGGATACGTACTGCCGTAAGTTTGAACTGGATCAGTATTGCACAGACCCAGAGAAGTTAGCAGCAAGAGAGCAATTATTTTCAGAAGTTTTTGGTAAAAAGAAAGGTAAGAAGAAATGAGCGATACAGTTGACGTACAAGCAAAAGAAATCCCTATTGAAGAGCAGGTCTTAACATTTAAGTTTACGGTTCAACGTATTAACACAATGTTAAATGCCTTTAATAAACCATTGCTAACTGATGCAGTTACGTTAGTAGGTTTAATTAATGACATTCAAGAGCAAGCGGCGCCTCAATTAGACGCTTTGGTTAAATCAGATAATCCTCCAGCAGCCTAATATGGATAATTTTATTCGACAGTTTTTAAAACACCGCAAGTTTGGCAACAACATTGCTGATGCTGTTGATGAAAAAACAAAACGGTCAAGTGAAGAAAAGGAAATGGAAGACCGCATTAAAGCTGAAGCCATGACTAAAGTTATTGTCAACGAAATGATGCCGACCTTTAGAAAAATGATGGAAGCTGAGGAAAAAGCCAGATCCAAGCCCAAAGAGCCTAGAAAAATTATCATTCCAGACTAGGGCGCTTTCACTTAATTTTTTGCATTAGTGTGTATAGGGAGTACAACTCGTCGGGATGACGCTTGGAAACCCTTTTACAAGGAATAATCATGGCAACCAAACCAGGACTCTACGCAAACATCCATGCTAAGCAAGAGCGCATTAAGGCCGGCTCAGGCGAAAAAATGCGCAAACCAGGCACCAAAGGTGCTCCAACAGCCAAAGCATTTAAACAATCAGCCAAGACTGCAAAGAAATAATGGCAACCAAAAAGAAATCTGTATCCCTATCTATCGGTCGTGGTGAGAAATTACCGGCATCTAAGGGCGCGGGTCTTACTGCCAAGGGTCGTGAAAAATATAACCGCGAAACTGGCTCCAATTTAAAAGCCCCTCAACCAGAAGGCGGCTCTCGTAAAAAATCATTCTGCGCTCGTATGTCGGGTGTGCCTGGCCCCATGAAGGACGAAAACGGCAAACCAACACGTAAGGCTGCAGCTTTAAAAAGATGGAAGTGCTAATGGCAACCAAAAAACCACCAGCAAATAAAAAAGAATTTACAAAAGAAATGGCCGACGCTATTCTAGAGCTTGGCAAGCAAGGTGCATCCCAAAAAGCCATGTTTGCGGCCATTAACATTAGCAAAAACACAGCGGCTCGCCTTAAAAAAGAAGATCCCACTTTTGCAGAGACCCTTGATTTAGCTACAGTTTATGCCCAAGCATACTGGGAAAACATGATGCTGGCTAATATCGAAAACAAAGCATTTAACTCTAGAGTTGCGGAAATTGCCCTACGTGGTCAATTTGCTGAGGACTATCGTGAAACCCGTGACACCAAAATTGATTTGAAGGCAGAAGTTAAGGTAGACTTTAACAAAGAGATACAAGATTTAATTGCCGCCCTAAAATCCTAGTTTTTTATTTTTTTTTAAATTTACCTAAAAAGGGGCTTGACGAGGCCCCTTTTTTGCATTAGTATGTATACATTGTAAAAAGGTAAAAAGGTAAAAATGACAGCACATGCCCTACTCTCTGCTTCGGGTTCAAAA